GCTTGATAAGCTGATCTATTTATTTTTGTAAGCGGTGTATCTACATTTGATGCATTTCTAAAAGAAGCTTCTAAGACATCATCTACACCATAGACAGCTGTAGCATCAGAGGTTCCATCACCTGTAGATCTAAACATAGTATAAACTGCTTGATCAGCAACTAATGTAATTGAATTATTTGCAACTTCCCAGTAATGTAAACCACGGTTAGCCCACTCCTGAAACATAATGTTTAGAGATCGTCTGGCACTTTTTAACTGATAGCCAGATACTCCTGACATCCCAATTCTTTCGTAACCTTCTTCTATGATTTCATCAATAGAAAAATTCTTATCAAATACATGTGTTCCGGAAGTTGTGTTTGCCACTTAGACCTCCTACCCGTCAAAAAATACAGTCAAACCATCTACAACTTGAGTTGCTTGCATGTCAAGAAAAGCACCGTTTTTAAAACGAATACCATCCTGTGGAACAGTTGTATTAATATTATCAGTTCCGCTTGTTGTAACGATCGATAACAAAACATCTCCTGATTGTGATCCATCTTTAAACTCTAGTAATCCAGCGACTGCCACGTTTGCACCAAGCATTCCTCTAATTCTTGTAGCTCCTGCAAAAACAATTCCTTGACCTGTTGTAGTAGCAGTAAATCCTGCAGAGGTATTTGTTGCTACCGCTCCATCAGCTGCAATTTGAGTTACAGTTAAAAAAGCTGTTGATCCAGTCACCGTATTGTTGTTTGGTCCTGTAATGTCTTCTGTAGCAGCTGAACCACTTGCATCCGTCCCTGTAACTGTAAAAGTCACTCCAGAAATATTTCCAGTAGAAGTTAAAGTAACTGTGCTGGCCATATTAGAGCCATCGTTTACTGCGCTTCCAGTTAAGGTCATATTTCCAGCGCCACCTAAAGTTTGGGCTGCTGCAATTTTAGTTGTGCTTGCAGATTGTGGTTGAAAGGTTTTTGCCTTTACATCACCCATATATGCCATGTTCGTCTCCTTTTAATGGTGCTCCCGAAGGAGCACCTTAATTATTATTGATCACCAAATGCTGGTGCAGTTGCAGATGTTACATTACCAAAAATTTGATAATTAGTTGAATCTTTTCCAACGATAGTAACTTCAAATCCAGCAGGAACATTTATTTGTATCTTACTGTTTGAGTTTCCATCAGAAAAAACTGAACTTATTTCATTATCTGAATCAAGGAATGTGACTCCACCGATGAAGAAATTTGTATTACCTGGAGTAACGATGATTGCATCAGTTGCATCAGCTGCTCCTCCTGCGTAAACAAATTTAAACACAGATCCAGCTATAGGTGCTGGAAGAGTATAAGTATTATCTTGAGTTCCATCTGGAACAAGTAAAACTCTACCACTGTGAGTAGCGTTATTTAACGTTTGATCTGCATCATCTAAACTTACTGGTGCTCCACCAAAAGTTACTACTTCTGTAATTGTACCAGTAGTAGCGTTTTTACTGACTGTTTTTACAGTAGACTCAGATCTAACCGGTCCACTAAAAGTTGTAGTTGCCATATTATTATCCTCCTATTTATATTAACATAGTCTCTAGGCCGTCGACTATACGCGTCCATGTTAATTTAATAATGTATAGTAAGATTTTTATATAGCAGAAAGGTCCCCTTAGCAAGTGTTTCCACTTTTTAAAAGACAAAATCCTAGTTAACTAGCGTAGATGTGATACTCTAGATCCTGCGGATTCTTCTTTGGTTGCTCTTGGTTTCTCAAAATCTGTCTAATTATTTTTTTGATTTGATCTCCTAGAGCTGACATCTCTGGTGTTACCATGCCGCCATTTTTAAGATACAATTCGTTCCATCTAGACTCGAAGTGGATCTTCCTCGCGAACAACACCATATTGTCTTGAGCCATTATTAACCTCCTCATAGGTTATATAGAATTCACTACGACCATTAAATCGTAGCCTGTTCGGCTCCCATTTTATAGTGTTTTTTCCTAGAAAGTCAACTATTTCTTTATGAACTTGTGGCATCGTAATCATCGAACTATCAGTCTCTAAAATAAATTCTGTTTGGTAATTTTTGGTAAATATTTTGATTTTATATTTTGAGGTCATTTTTCCTTTCTAGTTTTTAATTGGGGCCAGATTGTGTCTGGCCCCAAAAATCGTTAAAGATTATGCACCTTCAACACCGAAGATACCTCTAGGGTCAGAAACTCCAAAAGAGTATCTTTCTCTAGCTTTGTATCTTACGTTACCAGTATCGAAGTCGCCTTCCATAGCAGTCTTAATAGGTGCTCTGTCAAACATCTTCATACCATTTGGCACGTCAGTGATAATGTAGAATGAATCAGTGTCAGTTAAGAAATTGTTCACTCTGTATCCTTGCGGAACCATACCCATAGATACGATTGCATTGATATCATTATCAGCTGTAGCTGTTCTACCTTGAGACTTCATTAATCTCTCCGCAGTGAATTGGTTTTCACTTGGGACGATCATTTTTACGCCTCTAGCAGCAATTTTTAAACCTCTTTCATCAGTAAGAGCCGCAATATCAATTAACGACTGCTCTAATGAAGTTTCGTTTAAGTCAGCTTGAGTAGCTAAAGTGTTAGCGAATGTACCAGCAATTGTCGGGTGAGACGTGCTGAATAAATTCACACCATCGCCAGATTGGAAGTTGTTTGTAACAACACTTGGCAATCCGTTGTTTAGTGGGTTAACCGCTTTAACTTGTTTTGTTTGTGCCATTGAACGTGCTAACGCTTTTGTATATCTAGACGCGAGTCTGTCATACAAGTTATCTTCAATAGCTTCTTCAGTTATCGAGAATGCAAGAGCGATTGTCTCGTGAGTGTATCTTGCAGTGAAAGTCTCTTGAGCATTGTCAAAAGCTACACCAGATCCCTCAGCTTTAACTTGCGCTGATGCAAATCCTGATAACATAACTTCTTCTTCAAACGCTCTGTCTGAAGTTTCAGTTACGTATATCTCAGCATGTTGATTTTCATACTGTTTATACTCCAGGCCGAATAGGGCATTCAAACCTGGCTCTAGTTCTTTGACTAGTTGTCCTCTAGAAATGGCCATAGTTGTATCCTCCTATTATACGCCGTTTACGTTCATGTCTAACTGATGCTCGTTAATTCTAACGACCCAGTTAACATTCGCAGAACCTACATCACTGTTGTCTGGATCTTTTGAAAGACCAAGAATCTGCAATGTTGCAGAAGATCCCGCAGCTAAAGTTGCGTCGTTTAACTCTACTTGAGATACGTAATCTGGTGATGAACCTGCAGCGTACACGATATCAGCCACATTGAAGATATCAGTTACTGCAGAGGCACCTGCGTTGTTTGTTTGTATTTCAAACCTTTCGTACGGATCATCCGTAACGAATCCTTTGATATCAGTAGCCGCATTAGATGCGTCTAGGTGATTAGCAAAGGTAGGCTTGCTTGTTGATGCGTCGGTAAAAAAGACACCTGTGATTGCGCCGAGTAAAGCATCACCTGCTGCAGCCACTCCAATTGTTCCAGTGTTTAACATTTTAACTGGATCTTGGAAGTAGATCGCTGTTGCAGAAGCTGCAATATCGTACTCGGATAAACCTTGGTTATCTCTATTCTGACCGACTTTTCCGATTGGTTTTAAACCAAAAGGTGCGTCTTTGTTTGCCATATAGTTTTCTCCTTATTAAAGTTTATCCAGGGAATCGCTAAAAAATTAATTTTTCTTTGATCCACCGAAAGTTACACGAGTCTGCCTATCAATATTGATTGGCATACTACTATGCTGTTCCTTCATAAGGTCGTTGTCTAAAGCTTCGACTTGCTCTTGCGATTGTTTCGCATAATAAGCTTGTCTTTGTTTTGCGACCTCTTCCGGTACCCTTGTCAGCACAAGGCCACCTACTCCGATCACTCCTGCGTACTTTCCATCTTCGACAATAGGATAATCGCTGTCTGGATATTCATCAGCTCTTACGAGTTCGTATCCTTGTCTTAGTCTTCCTGAGACATTTTTCGTGTCCTGAAATCCAAGACTTTCAGCTCTTACCCATCTGTGCCTAAATCCATTTGGCGCAGGGGGTGCGTCTAAAGCAGACGGTGGAGTCCATACTTTGGGTTTGGATTCTTTATCCCTAGTTTGGCTCGCACGAGGGGTTCTTTTGTTTTCTTCGCTCATATGCTTATACCTCCTTCGTGAGTTTTAATTGTTTCGCATACTCTTCAAGTGGCACACCTAATTTTTTAGCGATTGCAACTTGAGACGGCGTGAGTCTCACAGTTTTGCGGCCTGTTTTCGTGCTTCGCGTCGCTGACGCTACTGTCTGCACAGGTTTAGCCGATTCCGTTGACTCTGGTTTATCAAATTTATGAGGGAATTCAAGTCTTATTCTTTTATCCACCTCAGTATAGTATTCATCTGATTTAGGATCATATCCCTCCTCGTCAACCAGTGTTTTGTGTAAATCAAAAGCAGTATAAGTCATTGCTTTATCTTTACCAAACCATGTGTTTTTCGATGCCCAAGCTTCCGCTTTAGGGTCAACTCTAACCTCTGGTTCTGGTCTTGAAGTAGGTATTTCTGCAGTCTCCTCAGCTTTCTTTGGTTGCATTTCTGCAGCTTTTGTCAGCTCCTGGATTCTTGCTTCTTCATATCCTAACTGTGCGATTTGCTTTGAGATTTCTACCTCAGCATTGGTGTCACCTGCTTCCCTAGCTTGAGCTAGTTTTGCTTTTTGTGCATCAAGTAATGAGTTAATTTTCTCTTGCCTATCTTTTACAGATGTTGTTTCCAAAGATGAATATTTTTGATTTAACTCTTCAGCTTTTTCTTTTTGGATTTTTGCAAACGACAAAGCCTCGTCTCTTTGTCTTTCCGCTTCTCTCCATTTTTTAGTAAGCTTCGCTATTCTTCTTTGAACGTCTCTACTATAATCTTCTAGTTCTTCTTTCTTTTCTTCTTTCTTCAAAGCCTCTTGCGGCTCGCTGCTGGCTTCTTGAGTCTCAGCAACTACGGGCTCTTCAGTTTCTTCAACTGGAGCAGTATCAGTTGTTTGATCTTCTTTTAATTCAACCTCAGTATCAGGTCCCGAAGTATCAATGTCAACTGTCTTGTTTTCTTCTACTTGCATAGTTTCCTCCTATGTTAATATTGATGAAGTATATCTTCTGGGTTTGCGATCGTTGCGAGCACTTCATCATCATTTAATATTCTTACCTCGCCTCCATCGATTTGTATCCTAGAACCTGCGTAACGTGCAAAGATCACCCAGTCACCTGTTTTGCACCATGGTCCTTCAGGAAATTTTTCTTTATCATAACAATGTGGTCCTTGTGCAAGAACGAGTCCGCACGTTGCTCCCACTTGTTGTCTCTCTAAAGTTTCTTGTCCAAAGTATAAACCACCTTTTGATTTCTCAGGCATCTTGAATGGTAATACAATCATTCTCCAACCTGTAGGCTTAGGAAGTTTATCTCCTTCTTTAGTTTTTAATCTCTCATAAGCTGCATCTTTATCTTCATCCAGCTTATTATATTTTTCTTCTAACGCCAATTTAGTCTTCGGAACTTCTTCCGAATTCGATGATGTTATCAGCTTTTCGCTCATCTTGTTTCTCCTTTTTTTCGTTTTCGTTAAGTATATCTGTTAACGCTTGATCCATAGATTGATAAGCATGTGCTTGACCCAACAGATATTTATACTGATGGTAATCTTTTGCACTACCTGCAATCATTGAGTCACCTACCGCCTGGTAGTTGTCTCTTAATTCTTTTCTGATTTTTTTTACTAGATCTTCAAATGTTAGCATTTCCACCTTTTTCTAGCCTGGCGTAGTCTAGAATTAGGATCTTTTGCTGCTTTCGGAAATTTTTTCATTTGGCCGGCGCTTCTTGCGCAGAAGGACTTACGTCTCTTCGCAGCTTTTGATCCAGGTTTGACCTTGCCTGTGACCGCTGTTTGTAGTTTTGAACCGGGATTTGCTCTTCTATAGGCAGCGACACCGGCTCGTGTCATGCCTGCTCCAGCCTTTGTAGGCCTAAAGTTCTTCTTGTTTCTTGCTGGCATCTTATCTCTTCTTCTTGTCATTATTTTAACCTCTTGTTATTTTGCCTTGCCGAACCTATTGCTTTGGATAAAGATTTTGAAAAATTTAATGCTTCATCAGCCGAATCGAAAGTTACATAATCCTTTTTTTGTTTTGCTATTTCAAGAGCTGTATCATTATCTAACTGTATCAATTTACCACCCATCATTCTTATAGTTGGAAAAACTATATGCATACCATCTAATTCAGCATTAGCACTTTTGATAGTTTCCATTGCATCTTTTGTAGGTGTCTCAGGATTTAGAGCCCTCTTAATCCAGGCTTGATTATATTTTGAAAAATCTTCCATTAAATTAATCCTTTATAATATTTTCTATAAGATGGATTTGATAACTCTACACCACCATAACTTCCTTTGATTGATCTGCCAAAGTATGGAGTTGTTGTTCCTCCTGGTCCACCATTTGCTTTTTTTGTTCTTTTTGTAAATGTTGCAACGTTTGTAGGTTTAGGGCCAGTGTTCGACGCGGCACGTTTTCGTTTTACAGCCGAAGCCTTCTGTCCAGCACTCATTGAACGTGCTTTTGCAAGTGGGACACACTTTGGATATTTTCTTTTGCTTCCCTTTTGTCTGCCGCATGGTTGATACTTTCCGTTCTTTTTCGGTGCACCAATATCCACCCATTTCTCGTCCAACCATTTTTTTAGACCACTCATTATACGTATTTAGTTTTTTTTCTTTTTCCCGCCATGACTTTACCACAGCCCGTAGCAATTTTACTTTTGACAGATCCACCGCTACCTTTTTTAGTTCTACCAACTTTACCTTTGCAATATTTAGAAGCCCAAATATTCGCGTATGCTGAGGGATATACCTTAAACTTTCTTTTCGCTGCAGCCTTACCTTCAGGACATAGTTTAGCCATTATTCTTTACTCGCTTTATCTTTGCACTCACAATCGTGATCACAAACACATGGTGTAATACCAAGCAGTTTACAAAAGATTTCGCAAATTTTATTTTTAATTTTTTTAAGCATTTTTATTTTTCATTTTAGCGCCAGCAATTCTATCTGCTTGTGTTGGCTTAGGGTTTTTGTCTATGCCAGCTTTTACAGATAACATGCCAAAGTTACTAGCTTTACCGCCGCCCATTTTTTTAACACGTCCACCCATTTTATAACCTTTAGGTGATACCTGTTTATTGTATAGTCTGTTTACCATTATTTTTTCCCTCCATTTCGGAATATTTGTGTACCCTTTATACCATATATACTTGCCACTACAAGTATCCATAAATTCGTGAACCAACTAGGGAGTTCAGAAAACATTTTGAAAAACAATTTTACTTTATCCATCGCAGTTGGGTCATCCGATACAACTGCCCAGGCTAAAATCGCTACGGGCAAACTTAAAATTATAAGGACTGCCTCGTCTTTCCAGTCTGATTGTCTAGCTTCTAACAATTGACCTTGATAATCAGCTTCACCTCGAGCCATCTTTTCTGCATGACGCATTTGTGCGTCCGCCATAAGCATTTTAGTCTCTTGACGTTTTTTGAAAATGTGTGAACCAGCTTGAAAAGCTAATTTAGCTGCCTGTAACCACATAATTAAAACGCTTTTGATTTTCTTCTTTTTTCTGGAAGCACTGCGCCTTGTCCTTGAACTTCTAGCTCAGGTCCACCAGTACCAATTTGATTATAAGCGGCATTATAAGTTGTTTTTGAACGCGGATCGATGTGAATCTCTTGTTCACCAACTTTTGCTTCTTTAATCTTATTTTCTTTTTCCATTTTTGCTCCTTTTTTGTTTCACGCCTGCTTCTCGCAAAGCAATAGCGATCGCTTGTTTTCTATTTTTAACTTTTTTATCAGATTTTCCAATAGAAAGCTTCTTTTTTTTAAATTCTCTCATGACTTTTGCAATTTTTCGGTCTTGTTTTTTAGTTTGAGTCATTGTCACCTCTAATAACAGCAATATTACCCATCATATCCTCTGCTTTTGGCAATGTTTTAGACAAAATAGTCTTTTCAATCGATGTATCAGCTCTTAATTTTGCTAATTCCTCGTTTTGTTTTAATTTTTCGTCTTGATTTTCTTGATTCATCATCGCTCTCATCTTATCAAGGTCAATTCTCTCACTTCCTTCACGTTCTTTTCTTTCATTTTCCATCGCTCTAAGGTCTAATTCTCTAGATCTTAGTTTTGCAATAGGGTCATTATCAAATTGTGAGGTAATTTTCTTCTCTTCACTTAAAAATTCTTCCATAGACTCAGCGATCAGTTGTGCTTTTCTTGCTTCAATTTTTTGTGACATCATTCTTGCCTGCATTTGCATTTGTGGATTTTGCTGCATCGCTGCAACTGTT